GTTGCACACTCAGTTCTTAATGCTGCTCTCGCATCTATAATATCTTGTGGTGCAGCTATACCTTCTTGCGCTCTAATAATGTACCAATCTGTTTCAGATAGTTTTCTACCATATAAACTTTTAAGATTTGCAATCTTGTTTTCCTTTAACTCTGCTACTGTTTGACTCCAAGTTTTATCAATTACAGGGTACGTAAATACGTTATTGTCACCATCCCACTCTAAGTCTCCTAAATGTTGAGTTGCTGAATCATAGCTTGGAAAAACAATAGGATAAAATCCATACGCTTGTCCATCTGTAATATTTAAGTGTACTCCATTATCATCTTTCCAAACTTTCGGTAAGGATGTGAATTTTTTAATTGCACCTTCATGTTGTATTGCTATCATAATTACGCTTCTTGTGAGATTGTTGCCCATTGTTCTGTTGAACCATTGGTTGAAATTATTTGAATTAGGTTTGATACAGTACCATCATAAGTTCCTGTTATTGTCTTAACCGAAGCAGGAAGTGTTAAGGTATGGTCTCCTGTAATTACTAAGTCTTTTGCCATTCCTGTTTCTACGTTTGAAAAAGTTAAAGTAGTAGCACCTGACAATGTTTTAGTAAATACCGCAGCAGAACTAAAATCTACATCACTTGCAGAGATAACCGCAGCGGTTGTAAATTCAACACCCATATTATCATACTCAATAACGTCATCTGCGATAGTTAATATACTTGAACCTGTTACATCACCTGTATGGTTTGCGTTATAAAAATTAATACTTCCTTCTGAAATATCATCTGTGTCAAGTGTAACAACTCCTGTTTGTCCGTTTACCGAATCAACATCTCCTGTATCGTCTGAATACAGCTCTGTAAAGTTATCATTTACTTTATCAAAAGCGGTTCTTAAAGGGTCTCCTGTGCCATCGTTGGCAGTAGTTCCTATATTGATTGTTTGTTTAGCCATTTTTATATTTGTGTTTTATCTGCTGTATATTGTGTTGTGTCTGCTGTATATAAAGTTGTGTCCGCACTAAATGGGTCAACTAAAGTCCAACAACTTGGTGCAGAAAAATCGGGTACGTATTTAGTACTCCAAGCGGTATCTGCTCCCCAAGCGGAATTGGTCTCCATTTCGCAATATATCTTCCCCCAATTTATGCTATTTGCCATATTTAATACAATTACTTTTTTTAGTTTTTGTTATATAAGTCAAATACTGCTTTAACTTATTTACGTTTTCTTGTTTTGGTTTATACTTCATAATACCCATCCTTCAAAACTTGCATCTTTATCGGGATAAACATCGTCATTACTATTTGTATAGTATTCAGGAAACTTTGAACTCGCATTAAAACTCATATAATCCACAAACCTATCTGTATAATATTGTGCTGTATTTCTTTCTTTTTTTATTAAGAAATCAACTTCTTCTTTTGATACGTTTTCAGAGTTTTCTGAACTATGCTTATAAATGCCTTTATTTGCCACCGTATAAGCTGCAAAGGGTAAGTACTCAACCATTGCCCAATGTATCAGCATAGGCTTTATATGGTCGTTTACGAGCGCTAAATAGTGTCCTGCTAAACTACTTGCTACAATATCAGCTTGAATCTTGTTGTAAAGGTCAGTACCAATGTAGTTTTGGATATGAATATCTTGTGCAATTTTAATATACTGAATAAATTTGTCTGTATCTACATTTCCGTTGACAGAACTAAACTTTACTAAATCTTTTCTTGTTATGAATAGTGCATCTGCCATTTCTTATTTATTTTTAAATCCTTTGTTAGGCATATCCTTTGGTTTAGTAGAAACTAAATTAGGTTCTTCACTTTTACTCGGTGCTTTAATGCCTTCTTTTTTTCTTTCTCCTTTATATACAGGTTTCGTTTTTGGACTATTAACATCAGGTTTAACACCTTCTTTCGCCATATAAGTTTTTCTCAACCAAAAATGATGACAAGCACCTCCACCTTTATATAACCAAATATCGTAAGTAGCTGCACCATTCAATCCCCAACCTGCATTAACCGCCTTAGTACTCATTTGTACTATGTCTTCTTTACGATATATCTTTTTAGCAGCCACCATCTTTCTACAAAATTCTCTTGAATTATTGCTTACTGCTAAAGGTGCATATTGATAGCGAACAATAAATTTCTTTTCTGTTTTTG